TGCTCTTCCGATCTGCCAGTATGTGATCCTATTGAACGTCTCGCCAAATTTGGTTGGACTGGATGTGTTCGGTGTGGCCAACGGAGACGCAATGATCTCCTGTATACTAAGGCATTAAGCCTTTTGGCCGAGTATCCCACGTGCCCCATCATCTCTGTTTTTGCTCGCAAAATCATAGCATTGTTGCGCTCCACACGCCAGAAATTGCATCTGGCTTTTGATGAGGAGCCCGGCTGGATTAAGTCCAAGCTCGAACGAGTTGGTAATGATAAGCTGGAGTGGTTTTGCCATAAACAATTAATTCACGATGATACGAGGATGTTGTTTGCTAGACTTTATGACATTTCAGTTGAGCAGCAGCTCGATATTGAAAAATATTTTGAGGGTTGGGATCATGTGCAAGTCATTGATCACCCTCTGATTTTGCAGCGCTGTCCTGATGTCTGGTATGACAATTACCGCCGTTTTGTTTCTGAGCATTATGTTGATGGTGCTCACGGCGTTGAGGTGTCTTGGTAGTTTATGAGCCGGCTCATAAATTTGAGACATACTTATAGTGATATAAGTGAATTGTGAAAAACTGTCATGCCTAAGCGTAATGCTAATAAAGCTCGCAAACCTCGTTCATCGCGTCGCCGCGTTCCTAAAGCACCTCGCCGCCTGCGGGTCGTCCGCGCGGTATCGAGGGGTAAAGGTGGATACTGGAATAAATTCCAGGACTGGTCGCATGGAAGTGGCCAACCTTGGATGGACGCGGGACGTTCTGTTGCAAACGCAATCATTCCCGGATCTGGAGCTGTACTCAAAGGAGTCAGCAATATCCTCGGATTAGGTGCTTATGATACTAATGGAGGTATCATTCAAGCATCACCTGTGCCAGCTATGCATTCAGTTACTGACACTGGCGTTCGTATTGCCAAATCCCAGATGGTTGTTCCCATCTATGGATCTGATACGTTTACGTTGCGCACCTACCGTATTAATCCGGGTAATAAATCACTTTTTAAGTGGCTTGGCCCACAGGCTAATTCTTATACTCAGTATAAGATGAATGGGTTGAGTTTTATTTTTAAAAGTACGAGCAGTCCGCTCATGTCGACTACCACTACCTCGATTGGTATGGTTGCAGGGGCATGTCAATATAACAATTATGGCACTGACCCTACAAATATGCAAGAAGTTATGACAATGTCTGGTGCTAATTATTGTAAGCCTAATGACAGTACTTTGTTCCCTATTGAGTGCCGACCTCAGTTGACTACACTGAAGAATCGTCTCGTGCGTTCTGACGCTCTCCCCGATGACGACTTGCAGAAGTATGATATGGGTAAATTTTATATCGCAACTGAAGGTAATCCTTTTGTGGGAAAGGAGATTGGCCAGCTGTGGATTTCATATGATGTTATTATGATCCAACCTAAGTTCCAACATTTGGGAACTAGTGCCCATTATTATGGTACAGCTGGTATCACTGCCACTCATACTTTGCCCGCCACAATGTTGAAAGGTAATGATCCTTTTGACTTGTCGTTTAATTTAACAACCGGTGTGATGAC